AAAAGCAAGCAGCGCACCGCAAGCCGCCAGCATAACAGCCATTAACAGCCGTGAGCAAAAAAACCTTTGCAGTGATTCTTCAATGAACTGAAATGCACCCTTTAGTTTTTCCCCTGCCGACAGATTGTCAACAAATGGAATCATCCAGCGAAGGGATTTTTTTACCGGCATTCTAAGGTTGCAAATGTTTATAGCCTTAACCGTTCCATTTTTCAAGCGAACAGTTACGTTATCGCCATTGATTTTCACTATCCGAACATTTTCGGACGTGCCTTTTATTCTTCTTTTTTCTCCTGTTTTCATGATTTTATTTTTTAAGTTTAAAAATTACATTTACTTTATCTCTCCTTTGTGTAATGTGGCAAGGGATTTCTGGTTTACAAAATCCCCTGTCAAAATAGCACCCATTACAGCCCAAATTCATTCTTTGAGCCTCAAAAATACGCCCGTTTACTTCAATTGTGTTTTGGTCATCTGAAATAATTAATGTTTCCATAATGATTTTATTTTATTCGTTTTACAATTGTTGATTTTTCCCCCCGTACCCCAAGCACGGAGAATTTGCCTATTTTACGCCCCAGTTCCCGAAGTACGGCGGGGCTTGCCTCATCATGTGAAAATTCCATGATTTCACCCGCTGACATTGAGCGAAGTGTGTCTGTAATTGTCAATTTTTTTTGCGTCATGATTTTATTTCTCTTTTAAATATTTGATGATTTGTTTCAATGCAAATATACTGTTATTATTGTTGAATCTTTGCCACGCTGCCACCGACGGAGCCCATTTAAACCCCCATTTTTTCAGTTCCCGAATCGTGTCATAATCAGGCTTGTTGTCAAAAATAATTTGCAGCCTGTTTTCTTTCCAGTTTTGAACAACCTTACCTCCTGGTATTGTGATTTCTGAATTTTCACGCTCTGAATTGCTTTCTTTTGCTGCTTTGGCATTTTCAGCCATTTCAAGCAATTTAAAAAACTTATGCCGTTCGGTAATTACTACAGACATTGTTTCGTTGAATTTTCGTATCTCTTCTATTGCAGCGGATACAATTTCAACATTTCCATGTTTTGCATATGTTTCAACTTTTTGGTAAATGTTTGAAACAAATAGAGCCTTGCTGTAACCTCTTTCAATGCCTGTATTAATTCCGTGAATCGTTGCAGCTGAGCTAATTATATCATTCCGTAATCTTTCCCAGTTTTCAGAATTTTTCACCGCCTGCGGTTTATTATCCTCCTTTTTTTTGGCTATTGCCTTCAACGCCCTTTCTCTCCAGTCTGAAAATTCCATCATTCTGTTGTGTTCTGATGCGTTCGCTTTTTCAGCCCTACGGACGTTAAACCCTGAACCTCCCGTAATGGCTGAACTTGCGCACCGGGAATGAGCTGACAACCACGCTGAAAAATACTTCTTATAATTTGAAATATACCTTTCTTTTTCTTCGTCGGGTATGTTCAGTAAATCTTCATTTAACTGCTCTTCGTGCTCTGTTATTGTTTGTTCACCTCTTTTGTCAGGTGAAAATGAGGTCCAATAAAACGCCCTATAGGCCAAATCTTTAAATTCTGATAATTCTACTTTCATAACTGTAATTTTTTTTGTTAGTAATTATCCCCGTATATCCGGTATGGCAGCTTTAATTGTTTTTATTTCTGTAAAATAAATTTGTTCATTCAAACATAATTCAATCTTCGCATCCTGAACGCATTTAGAATATACGCCCATGTCTTTAGGTATTTCAAGCGTTAAAATACTTTTTTTAATGCTATATTTAAATCCGTTTGTTGTTCTCATAAATGTAATTTTTATTTGTTAGTAATTTGTCGCCGGTTAACGGTTAAGTGTACACCGGCGGAGAATGAGTTATTTCGATGTAAACACCTTAAACCCTTTTTTCACTCTGTCAGCCATCAGCATGCAGCCATGCTGCAGCTTTAACTCGTTTTCAACTTTTTCAAGTTTTTTTGCTGAAATGGAATTGCTTGAAAAAATAACTTCGTTGTTTAAATAAATAGTTGCTTTCATAATTGTTATTGTTTTTAAATTGATAATCAAATATAATACTTTGTTGCTTATTACGCAAGTTATTTTATATGTTATAAAACATGTTTTCGACAAAAACGCAAAAAAAAGTGTTAAATCGTGTTAATTATTGGAATATGAATGATTTTGTGTATATTTGTTGTGAAAAAATTATCGAAAAAACGTATGGATATAAAGCGACTGAAAGCAAACCCAAAAAATCCACGAATAATCCGTGATGATAAATTCCGTAAGTTGGTGCGTTCCATTGAGGAGTTCCCAGAAATGATGGAGAAACGCCCAATTGTTTGCGTTACCGACCACGTTGATGGTCGCCTGTATCCGCTCGGCGGTAATATGCGCCTGCGGGCGTTGCAGGAATTGAAATACAAGGACATACCAGATTCGTGGGTCGTAACGGCTGATGAATGGACAGAGGAGAAACGGGCGGAATTTATGATAAAAGATAATGTTGGCTTCGGTGAGTGGGATTGGGAAACGCTGGCGAACGAATGGGACGCGGAATTGTTGGAAGACTGGGGGCTTGATGTGCCTGTGTTTGATGAAGCGGGAATGGAACAGGAGCAAACAAAAACACTATCTGAACGGTTTATTATTCCGCCGTTCTCAGTGCTTGATACAAAGCAAGGTATTTGGCAGCAGAGAAAAAATTATTGGTTGTCATTAGGTATCAAGAGTGAAATAGGGAGACATAATAATTCATTAGGACTTGCAAATATAAAAGATTACGATTACGAATATAAAGCCAACTACGATGTAAGCTGCGGTACATCTATTTTTGACCCTGTACTTTGCGAATTATCATACAAATGGTTTAATCCACCAAACGGAAAGATACTTGATTGTTTCGCTGGTGGTTCAGTTCGTGGTATCGTAGCCGCCAAACTTGGTTATCAGTATTTCGGTAATGACCTTCGGGTGGAACAAATAGAGGCAAACAAAATAAACGCTAAGCAAGTACTTCAAGATTCTGAAATATATCCAACGTGGACTACTGGAGATTCGCTAAACATAGATATTATTGCAGAAGGATATGAAGCTGACTTATTGTTTAGCTGTCCACCGTATGCCGATTTAGAGGTATATAGTGATGCAAAAGAAGATATTAGCAACATGCCATATAAAGAGTTTATTTCGGTTTATCGTGAAATTATACGCAAATCATGCACTTTATTAAAAAACAATAGATTTGCGGTATTTGTTGTTGGAGACGTAAGAGATAAGAAAGGATTTTATCAAAATTTTGTAAGCGATACAATACAGGCATTTATAGACGTAGGAGTTTTACTTTATAATGAAATGATATTAGTAAATAATTTAGGCAATCTTCCAATGAGAGCAGGTAAGTATTTTAATGGAGGTCGTAAAATCGGTAAACAACACCAAAATGTATTAGTATTTTACAAGGGCGACCCAAAACAAATAAAGAAAAATTACCCCGAATTGGACCTATCGTATATGGACGAGATAACACAGGAGGAGGACGAATAAAATGGCATACGACAAAAACATACTATTCAAAAAAGCAAAGGAAATCATCCCGAAATATAAGCTGATTTTCATTGAGGATGTATGCGCTTATTTGGCAGTATCAAAACCAACTTATTACACGTACTTCCCCGTTGGTTCTGACGAATTTAACGAGTTAAGCGATTTGATTGATAAGAATAAAATCGAAATAAAGGTATCGCTTCGCAAGAAATGGTTCGAATCTGATAACGCAACATTACAGATGGCATTGTACAAATTAACATCAACCGATACTGAGCATAAGAAGTTACAGCAGAATTACACGGATGTAACAACGAATAACGAAAGCTTGAACAGTCAACCAAAAGCAATCCTGCCAGATGGAACAGAAATCGAGATATAGCGTTGACCTGACACAGAATGAAAAGCAGCACAAATTCTTTATGCTGTCAATGGCAGCGGCTCAGGCGGCTAACCACTTCAAATTCCTGTTTTATGGTGGTGGCATTCGTGGGGGTAAAACATACATAATCCTATTCATCCTTACAAGACTGTGCAAAATCTTTCCCGGCTCTCGTTGGTGTGTGGTCCGTAAAGATATGCCGTCAATCGAAACGACCACAGTTCCATCCTTTGAAAAAATTATAACCGGTTCTCCTGATTGGAAATGGTACAGGGATAAATCAAATTATCATGTAACACATACAAATGGCTCAAAGATTTTTTTCAGGGGAGAGAATATAACGATTGACCCGTTTTTGAACAAGTTTCTCGGGCTTGAGGTTAACGGCTTTTTTCTTGAGCAAATGGAAGAGTTGTCAGAAAAGATGTTCGAAAAAGCAATCGAGCGTACCGGTTCATGGTACATTGACAAGATGCCCCGTGGTTTGATTTTTGGTTCATTCAACCCATCGCAGGGATGGCTGAAAAAACGCTTTTATGAACCTTTCAAAAACGGAACACTTGACAGCGATAC